CATTTGCTGGGAATGTTATAACATTATCTGCTAAAGTAAATGTAGTTAAATATTCAACATAAGACCCCTGAGTCCCACTGGTACTAGTGTAAATTTTAAAGTTATTTAAAGAATAGTCTGCATTAGTAGGGTCCCAACTACCTAAATATAAATCTGTATTAAATGTAGTTGTGAAGGCTGTTTCAACACCATCGCCTCTAAATCCTTGAGCACCTGCGTAATATTGTTGAGCAGTCTCAGTTATTAATCCATTGTTTGGTGGTTGTACTACACTAGCCATAATTTATTATTGTTTTTCGTTTATTTCGTTAGCAGCTAATTCTTGCCCAGCTGCTTGCACTACTGAAGGGTCTTTAATAGTTACTCCTGCGTATTTTAATATTTCTAATATTACTGTAGTTGTTTCAGATATATCTAATTCAAAATCTACAGAAGTGGTGCCATCATATACATATTGACCAGCGCCTCCAGAAGTAAAATCCCATATTACATCAACTGGTTGTCTTAAATAAGACAAAGTTACCCCTGATACTATAGTCTGTGGATATATTATTATTCTTTTATTTTCATATACATATACTGGAAAATATTCACTAGGTTTAGTAATAGTAGACATATTCATTTGGGCTAATTCATTCCTTTGAACTGCTTGAATTTCTTTATCAGTTTTATAAAATACTGTACCTAGTTTGTAAAAATCTTGTGGTGTGACATTAATTTGAATATTATTTGCCGCCCCTGTAGCAATAGCTGTAACTAAATTCAAACTCCCTCCTGTAATAGTATAATCTACAGCGGGTGTTAAAGCAATACCGGCATTCGTAACTTCTACAACACCTGAATTAACTTGTGCTTGCGTTATTGTTGTTAATGGATATACTAATTGAAGGTTAACACTAGAAAATAATTGAGTTAGTGTTACAGCGCCCGAAGTAGATGGGACATCAAAATAGTCTTCTCCCGTTGCGGGATTGACATAGGTAGCAGTTCCTGTAGTTTTAAAAATATCTAATTTTTCTTCTACAGTTTTATAACGATCTCCATATTCACTTTCGTTTTGAGGTACACGTAATTGTTGATTTAATGTCTCAAAATAGGTTTCAAATATTTCTAATTGAACTTGAGTTGCTATTTTATTAAACTCATAAGGAGTTAAATAACCTCGTTGTTCTTTATTAAATATCAATAAGACTGTTTTATAAACCTTATCTACGTTTATCGCCATGTTATTTATATTATGTTAATAATAAAGTAGCCACCAAAGTGACTACTTATTATTAGTATTTATTATTTCATTTTCTTTTGAATAGACTTATAAACCTCTACTCCTTCATCAGTTTTTAAATATGCAGCAAAAGCAGCATATGGATTTTCATCAAAAGGAACTGTCATCAGTTTTTTATCATTAGTTCTCCAATGAAAACTACGTTGATCTTGAGATAAATATATGATACTTGCTTCTGTTGCTTTAATGCCAAAGTTCCTTAATTGAACATTTTCATCTTGTGCTAATTCAATAAATAGTTTAGGATTCTTTTTAGCGAATAATAAAATATCTCTTCTTATTTCTTTAGAAGTCATTTCATTTACTACTGTACCCCTTTCAACTCTTAGAATAGCTTCAGCATGATCTATTTCCATAGCTTTTGCGGCATTTAAAGCCATAATCTCTAGCTCTAAATCTACTAATTCATCTTTAGCAACTTCAACAGCATCATGTTCCTTATATTTAATTCCTTTTAAAGGATGATATAAAGAAAGCATTTTTTGTAAAGCTTGTTCTTGTTTTGGGACGTACATTACGCCATTATGAAAAGTAATATGTCCCATAGTTGCCTCACCTTTTTGTTCATCTACTAATACTGAAGGTTGATTTGTAGCATATCTTAATTCTCTTTGTGATCCTAACTCTTCATCAAACCATAATAAAGGATGTTTTCTAGTATGTCTAGAGGGAATAGTTAGTGTTAAAGGTTTTAAATTACCTGTTAAGTAATAATGTCTATCTTTTATTTCCCACTGTTTTTCTGCAGAAGGAAAATTTTCTTTTTTTGTTTTTACCATAATATAATATAATTAAATAGTTAATATAAAGGCCTAGGCGCCGGAGCGCCTATCCTTTATAAAATATTACTAGATACCTTTGAATAATACAAAGTTGTTTCTAGCTTGAGTTACTAAACATCTTTCTGATAAGAAGTTAACCTCCATTGCATCAAGAGAAGAAGTGAATGCACCGCCAACAGAACCTGTTAACCATGATTTCATTCTCCTATCATCAGCTTGAGAAGCTCTGTATCTTACATGTAAGAAAGGGCGTCTAATGTTTGTACCAAGAATTTGGTCATAAACAGTAGAAGTACCGGCAGGAACCATAACTCCTTCAATAGAAGCAGGACCTGTCATAGCGCCTCTTGTAGAAGCGTCATTTAAGTATTTCCAATCTGTTTTATAGAAGTCATATGAACCTCTTCTGAAACCACTAAAACCTAAGTTTAAAGCCATTTCTTCTGAATTTTCAAATAACCCATAAGCTACTCCGCCTGCTACACCCGAAGATATAGAAGCTAACATATCATCAAAATCAAGAGCAGTATTTCTGTTCAAGAATAACATGTTTTCTTCAATAGCCCCTTGAGTATCAAGGTTTTTAAGAATAGCATCAAAAGCATCGATTCCAGCAGCAGCTGTGAATCCAACTTCTACATTACCACCATTATTAATAGCAGCAAATAAACCTTCAGTACCATTATAGGTATTAGCTATAACACCACCGGAGTTTAATTCTCCTTCTACTACAGACATTTCTAGGTAATCTTCAAACCTAAGTCTTGTTTCAGACTCAGCTTTTAAGAACCATAAATATCCACCTGTACCATCTTCAGTAGCAACTTCTACCCAACCGATCTGAGCTGTGTCAGAACCGTTAACAGTATAATTACTTCTAATGATAATTGGTGAATTAGTAAATGTAGTGAATGCAGGATCAACACTAACCATTGGGTTAGCACTTTGAGACAATGCATTTGCACCAACTGCTGCGCCAGTAGTACCTGTTCCTTTTCTGAATTCAGAACCGTAAACAAATATTTTGTTACTAGCACCGTCAGCAATACCTGCAGCAACTAAACTAGCAGCAGTATAAGGCTGTACTGCAAGTACACCAGTAGTAGTATTACTATCAGTTACTAAACATTTACATTCATTCCCTAGATCATCCATAACAACAATTGTTGAAGATGGAGAAACTACGTTTACAATAGCCGGAGGTCCAGCTGCAACAGGAATTGTAATTGTCCCTGCCGCTGAAGCGGATGTACAGTTATTGTAAGATATATGTAGTCTATTTTGTTCTGACCAGACTACTTGGTCACTTGTCATAGGCATTTCTGCGCCAACCATTCTTAAGAATCCAGATAAAGTTCTATTACCATATCTTTCAACTTCTTGCTCGTATAACTCAGGTAAATATTGTTGAGAAAAATTTACCCCTGCTGCACCAGCAAAGTTAAGATAGTTGGTTTGAAGCGCCAATTGTGATTGACTCGGTACGATCGAGCCAAATTGAGGACTTAAAGCCATAATTTAAAATTTTTAATTAGTTAAATTTTCTTGTTTTTATTTTTAATTTAGTTGAATCTAATCCACTAATCGATTTTACTTTCAATCCGCCTATAAAAACGTTTCCATCGGCAACCTGCCTCGGTTCGTCAGTTGATGGGTTTTTGGAAGTTTCAATAACATTTTTAATGCCATCGGCCTTCCCTTGTTCATAAAAATGATGAGCAATTTTATCAGTATTCATTGCAGCATACATAGCCTTGTGATAACCATTTGCATCGACCATATTACCATCTTTATCTAAAAATTTAGAAACAAAGTTGTTAACATCGATTTGAGCATCACTTACCTTACCAGGATCATTAATCTTATATCTAAATTTCTTTTCCCCTACATTGAAATCAAAACCTTTGAATTCATTAGAAAAAAGATTTTTAGTATTAGATCTAAAATCCTCATGCTGTTTAGTAGCTATTTCTTGCTGCGCGTTGTAGCGGTCAAAAAAGTCTAGGGCTTTTTGTTGTTCTTGAGTTACGCCGGGTCTCAACTTGATTTCGTCGTAATATTTTGCTTTAGAACTTTCTAAATAGCCTTTGGCTTTTGCAACCTCTTCTTTAAAAGCAAGCTTTTTCTTTTTGATCGTTCTTGCTTCATCCACATCTTCATCAAAATTAAAATTATCTTCTATTAAAAAAGCAATTTCATCTTTATCAAGATGGGGTTTTGTGTTGGAGTAATATTCATATAAAACACTTGTATCATTCAATTTAGAATAATCTTTATTTAATGCTACATAGTCTTCTACGCTACCCCCTGTTTCTTTCATAAAAGAAACTAATTTTTCTATATTTTCAGGTAAAACAACTTCTGGAACAGGTTCCGGTATGGGTTGTTCTACTATTTTTTCTTCAGGTTTTTCTACCTTTTCTTCCTTAACCTCTTCAATTATTTCTTGAATGGGGTTTTCTTCAGATTTAACATCCTCTTTGGATTCTTGAACTTCCACGTCTTCGCTGGACCGTATAGGCTCATCCACCTCTTGTATATTTCCGGTTCGTGTATCCTCAGATACTCCTGTTGTTTTTCGCTTTGGAACGGCATCTCCTAATTTATTTAAATCTTCTGTTTTTACTTTTATTTTAACCTCATCTGGCACAACTTTACCCTGCGCATCAGGATCATTAAGATTTACTTTGTAAGGTTCTTTTTCTTCACCTAAATTTTTAGGTTTTCGGGGTTTCGACTTTAACTTAAAGTCGCCCTCTTGTTTTACTTCTGTTGGCATAATATAATATTATAAAATTAATAATTAATTAGATGGAATTCCTTGATTTATATCTTCTTGGTATTCACCTAAATTTATGTCTAACCCTCCACCTTGCTCAAAATCTTGTGGAAGACCAGCATTTTGTCTTTGTGTAATCAATTCACTTTGTTGAGTTCCTTGTATTCTTACTCTTTTGTCTTTTCTATCTTCTATATCTTTTTCTTTAGACAATTCTACATTAGCTTTAATTTGAGCTAATTGTTTATTGTATTCAAATTCCTGAGCTAATAATTGTTGTTTTACCTCAAGTTCTGTTTGCATGCGTTGTATTTCAAATTGAGATTTCGCTTGCTCTATACTTACCTTTTGTTCAGTTAAAGCTTGTTGTTTTTGAACCTCAGCCATTGCTAATTCTTGCTGTGATCGAGTATTAGCCTCTGCTTGGACCTGTATTAATTGTTGTTGTTGGGCTTGATCTCTTTCAATTTTTTGCCTACGTTTTTGCTTTAATAATTGATTAGCTAATTTAAGATTTTTTATTTGCCTTATATCTATAGCGTCTTCTAAATCAATACCCTGTTGTTGTAAAGCTACTTGAATATTTTGTTCTAATAATGCTTGTGCTTCTTCTTCAGGCTCTAATTCTAAATAAATACCAAAATCATGTGTACTTAAATTAGATATTTCAGCTAATGTCTGTGCATTAAATAAAGATATACTTTCTATTAATGCATTATGAGTTAAAGGGAAACTTAATACATCTACTAATTTTTTAGAAATATTTTCACAAATTCTTAAAGCAATAT